CCCAACTTCTTAAGTACGCTTACGTACTGTGTGGCCTTGGCCCTGCTGATCTTGGGGAGAACTAAGCAGTACATCTAGTTACAGCCGGCACTATGGAGGACGCAAGCTCTTTTTCTTTTTTCCCCCATTCACCGATTGTTGTCTGGGTGTTTTTTCCACCTTTTCACCTGTGCTAAAACATTTAAACAATTCTTCATCACTAATTTGCGTTTTTGCACGTTCGCTTACCGCGGTGCGTTCTCTCTCTGCGTCTAATTGTTGCTGTTGTTTTTTCGCTTCCATGCGTTTAACCATTTGTTCTTTCAAAGTTGCCTGTTTTAAATTTCGGTCGAGTTGCGCTTGCATAGCGTTCACATTCAACTTTGTGTTCTTTCCTAACCCAGGAATTGCTCCACCCGCGCCCAACTTACTCAACATATCTTTGATATTATCCATCCCCGGCATGTTCTTCATTTGATTCATAATTTCGCTTGCTTCAGAGAACAACTCACTTTCCTTGATGTCACCCGACTTGATGCGCGAGTCCAATTTCTCTCCCACATTTTTAACAAGTCCCATCAACTTATTGGGATTCTTAATCAAACTTTGTAACACATCCTTCATATCGGTTACATTTTCCATATCTAAATTCATATTTGACGCGGTTTCTTCGGCGATTTCTTTGGCCAACTGTCCTAACTTTCCGTCCAACATTCCAGAGAGATGTTGTTGAATATTTTCGGCACTCGGCATTTTTCCCGAAGATTCTTGACCGTCTGAAGTGTTATCTCCCGATTCTTGACCCGTCGATATGCCATCAAACGCTTCTTGCATCTTTTCCAAGGTTTCCTCTAACTTGGATTTGAATTCATCCTGATTAATAGTTTCAAATAACTTGGTTGGGTCTCCAAACGCCTCCTTGTTATTTACCGACCCGACTACTGTGAACATAATTAACTGTAAATATTTCCAAATTGTCTCTCGGGTTTTATCACTAATATCAGAATTCCAAATATACTTGAAACTAATTCCTGGGAGGAACTCTGTATTTGCGAGAGAAGTCTCTGAAAAAATATCCACATTTTGATACAAAATATCGAAAAAACGCTCGGGGAATACGCGAACACAATACTCAAAAATAAATCTGTTTCTTTTTTCGTGTGCGAGTTCAACCGCAACTTTTCTCTCTTCTTCATCCTCTATTTCCGTAAATTCAGAGACATTCCACCATTTCGAAATAAGAGGAGTATATTCTGGAAAAGTATTTAATAAATCTTCCACAAAATCGTGTACGACTTTACTAAATTCTGTTGGAACTTCTTTTTGTTCTTTTTGTTCTTTTTGTTCTTTTTGTTCTGTTTCTTCGGTTTGATTCATTTATATGAATCATTTAAAAAAATCTTTAATATAGTTTCACGAATAAATGTAATTATTCGTGAAAAAAATGTAATTATTCTTGAAAAATGGTCGTTTACATATTTTCATACATGGACGATAATCTTGTCAGGTTTTGAATGTATTGAATCACTTTCTCTCGGTTGTCGTCACCCATGATTTGAATTTTTTCTCTCAACTTATCAATGTATTCAATAATCTTGGATGAATTTTCGGTTTGTTTCAAGTCTTCATTATAATCTTTATTGATAAAGAAATCCAAGTTTCCGGTTTCAATCTCAGACTTATACTTTCCTACAACATAAGTCGTCCATATTTTAATCACAAGTTTCGGGTTGGCCTTGCGAATTGCGATAAATGAATTTTTTATAGTTAATAGTTCAACTTCCTCGGGAAAAACTCGTATAATATCTTCCACAAATTCCATGAAATGGTCGTTGAACGCTGATAAAATTTGCGACGCCATGAATACTTTTAATATACGATTATTTTTAAGTATTTAAACGCTTATAATATAAAAGGAATATCTCAACGCTTGTGCGCGAGTGTTTCTAACTCTCGATCGCGTTGTTGTTGTAACTTTTCTATCGTCATTTCTCCGCCAATTCGTGTTTCTTTATAGTCAAAATCATCCTTGGGTGTTGTAATTTGGTCTGAATAATTCAAGTCTACATAATTATGCATTTGACGAAATCCGCCATTCCCTTTGGCTGACAGAGAATCCGAATCCATATCTAAAAAACTAAAATGGTCGGACACAACGCCGCCGAACATTCCGCCTCCTCCTAAAGAAAATGCGGTAGGTTCCATGTTGTTTCGCGTGGCCTGTTTAACCGCTACTTCTTGTTTTGGTTTCAAATAGTTATAAATGCTGTCTCCGTATAAAATATTGTATCCTTGATTCAATAACATTAACGCTGGGACTTTTATCAATGTTTCGGGCATAATAATTCGTTGTCCGTTTTCTAAAACAATATAAGTCTTGCCATCTTTTTCTTTCGTTCTTTTGTCAATGCAAATAAAGTGAATATCTTCTTTTGATATTTGGTTTTTTGATACATGTTGTAATAAGTTTTTTGAATGTTCGCAGAAATTGGAATAATATAATATACAACTCATTGTCTTCTACAAATATGTATGGTTTTTCATTTTCAATTTAACCGAATAATGTTGCGATGTTTCACATCATGAATATTTATATAGTAACGCTGCGGAAACTACTAAACCTCCACCGAGTTTGAACCAATCAAGGGTTGTGCGCGTAACTGGAACCGCGTAACTGCTGTTACTTGGAAAAATATAAAAACTATTGTACGGACAATTTACTAAACCCCAAACTGTTGTTGCACAAATAACATCTAACGCAACTTGTTTAATTAAACTGTTATTTGTGTCACACATATTGAGGTATGCGCTGGTGTTTCTAAGTTATTTTGATAATAACCAAAAAAATTGATTTTATTAAATGATATTAAATATATAACAACAAATTAAAAGATATGGATCCACGAATTGAACTCACTTCATCTAAAAATAAAGATGTTCTAATGTTTACGCTCGGCGGCGTAAATGTAAGTTTGGCAAATGCCATTCGAAGAACAATTTTATCGGACATTCAAACAGTTGTATTTAAAACGACTCCTTATGAGGAAAATATGGCCGAAATCAAGGTAAATACAACTCGCATCAATAATGAAATCTTGAAACAACGATTGAGTTGTATTCCTATCAACATGAGTGTTGACACTCCACTTGAAAACTTAATTATGGAACTAAACGTGGAAAATTTGACAAACACTACCATTGTCGTAACAACCGAAGACTTCAAAATAAGAGACTTGAGTACAGGCGAATTGTTTAGTGAAGCAAAAACTCGCGAAATTTTCCCTCCGGATGAATACACAGGTTATTTCATCGACTTTGTTCGTTTGAGACCCCGTATTTCAGACGAATTGAAGGGCGAAGCAATACAACTCACTTGTAAATTCAAGATTGGGACTGCCAAAGAGGACGCCATGTTTAACGCGGTGTCAACTTGTTCTTATGGTTGTTCCGTGGATGAAGTTGCCATGGAAAAGGAACTTCAAAAACAAGTGCAAACTTGGAAGGATGATGGAAAAACCAAAGAACAAATTGACTTTGAATCCAAGAACTGGAAACTCTTGGACGGTCAACGAATTGTCAAGAAAGACCACTTTGATTTCACCATTCAAACTATCGGACAATATACCAATGAAGAACTCGTTAATATTGCGTGTACCATTTTGATTGAAAAGTTGAATGTCGTCGATGTTGCGATTGACACGGATGAACTGGAAATCGTTCCGTCGGAAACAACTATGGCGAATTCATTTGACGTTACACTTGTGAATGAGGATTATACCATTGGAAAGGCGATTGAATATGGACTTTACACGAACTTTTATGAGAATGCGGCAACCATGACCTTTTGCGGTTTCAGAAAAGTTCATCCACATGACTCCAATAGTTTTATCCGTGTTGCTTACAAAAATGAAACTGAGAAGGTTGTAGTAAAACAAAACTTGAAGGTTGTAGTTGCACAACTCATAAAGGTGTTTGAGAAAATCCGATCCACTTTTTAGAAAAAAGTGGAGCAAAAACATAAGACAACTTTTAGAAAAAATCCACTTTTTGAACGTGGAGCAAAAACAAAAAATATATTAACAAAAGAAATTTAAAGACCTTGTATCAAGATTCATATAAATAACCACAAAATGGATTCGCAATCTACTCCATATTCATACGTCATATCTCTCGGGTCTCTCTGTCATAGTGCTTTTTTTTTGAAACGTCTGGGTTGGAAAAATGCGTCTTATCCATTTGACTGGATATTTAGTAATTTATGGGTTATTCAACATTGTATTCAGGACGATTTTCGGGCATTTTTAGACAAACAATATTATGTTGGGATTGAAGGTGATAAAAAACAACAACGGCATTCTTACTATTTCCCCAACGGTCTAACTATGTTCAACCACCATAATCCGTTACTAGAAGATGATTATCAATATTTTGTGAGGTGTGTGGATCGTTTTCGAGGCGTCTTGTCATCAAACCATGAACGCAAGTTATTTGTATTTATTTTCAATCCGTTTTCTAATCCGTCTTATTTAACCGATGAAATGAGAGAATCTGTGTTATTGTTTAATGAAAAGTTAAAACCCTATTGTCAAAACTATACATTATTATGCGTTGTTCAAAATGTTGGAAACACATATCAACAACACGTGTTTACAACTTATGACAATGTGGACTTTTTGGAATTGACAACATTTACTTCTTCTACCGGAACAGAGTTTGTCAATGACGCCGATAATTTATATTTTGAGAGAATTGTTCGCGAGAGGTATCAAGTCATCCACTTTTAGAAAAAGTGGAGCAAAATGGGGGAAGTAGTTATCGAGTGATTTTGCTCCACTTTTTAAAAGTGGAAAGTCTTTTCCATTTTTTGCTACACTTTTTTAAAAGTGGAAAGTCCTTTCCATTTTTGCTCCACTTTTTCCAAAAGTGGATAGTCTTTTCATATTTTCAACGTCTATATTCCGATCTATGTCATTTCTTGACCGAAAATGACATATATTTTCATCCTGACACAAAGTTTGCACCATTTCTTCGGTGATTTCTCCAACGCAGTTATACATTTCTATACGTTGAATCTGGGTTTCTCTAAAGGAATATATCAAAATATGTGATATTGCCACATCATCCGGCAAGGACAAACGATAATCCGATATTCCATATGTTGTTACAACCCGCAAAATTTCTTCAATGACATCACAAGAGAGAACGATTCCCGCGCCCGATACAAACGGAAAATAACTATTATCCACGTCTTTCTCTCCACCAATAAAATCTCTTCTAGGAAAATCACAAAGTTTTTCCCACAATTTTGGAATGAAATAAACCGAAGACAAATTTGTGCGTATCATATAATCAAAGGTGTAATACTTATTACATACATACATTCCAATAATAGACTTTAATAAAACCCCAGGAATCAAATTTTCAACATGTTTGAAAATAATTGTGTTTTCATCTTCGTCCACATAAACGTCGCAATTTTGACTTGGATTATTTTCCAAAAAATAACATTTCGCATATTCGCTGTAGTTGTTCATGTATAATTTCCAGCACTCTCTCATTTTTTTATAACACGGTGAACCGTTCGAAGATATAATAAGAAAAATCATAGGATAGTGCCTTTTTTTTGCTTCAGGTTCTTGGGTTGAAAAACGAATGTTCAACCCGTCTAAATTCATCAATATATTATTAGTTATTGTGTTTCGTTTAAGTTGTTTAATGTATCAATTATAAAGTAGGCGGCGTAATCGTCTTTTGTTTGTCAATTAAATTTCTTATATAAATATAGGACAACTTAAACGTCATGGCAACAAAAAAAAATTTACCAAAAATTAAAGTTATTGAGGATGATGATGAAGAATTGGGTGAAATAGAAGATTTGGGGTATTTTGATGAAAATCAAAATTTGGGGGAACCATCTTTCGTCAATGAGGAAAAAGTAACATTGGATGAGATTCAAGAGAGAAAAACTACAGTGTCTCTACAACTCGGTGATGTCATTCATTTGGAAGACCCACTCGATGACACTCTTCATAATAAAACGTTTTACATTGACTATATAGACAATCGTGTTATCAAATTGATTGATGTTGATGATATGTCGATTGTTCGACTCAAGGTAAAGGAAAACGGGCAGTTGGGAGAAGGGACTATTACTAAAATTTCTCTCTTATATCGCAATGATGAACCCGGGTACGCCAAACAAAATAATTTGTTGCCAAACACTTGGGTAAATATTCACTTTGGAGGAGAACTTCCTGTTATTATAACGGGAGAAATCACCAATATTGAGGAAGATATGATTGAAATCCGCACCTATCCTGAAAAAGACACCATTTATATCAACTTTGCGTGTCAGGGTGTTCCTGAAGACATGAATATTGATAAAATCGAAATTCGTAAACCACTGACAAGCGCAACCAAGAAACCGAAACAGGTTACCATTCAAGTAGAGGGTGAAGAACCAGTTGACTTGGAACAGGAACAAGAACAGGAACAGGAACAGGACCAGAAACAAGACCAGAGAGGGTTGGAAGAAGATTTTGAAGAAAGCGCCGATGAATTTCAAGACGATGAGTTTGAGGGAGAAGACGAACGAGAAGGAGAAGAAAGAGAAAGTATAAACGGCGAAGACTTGGAAGATGATGAATCCACTTTTGTAAAACCAAGTTCGGTTGGAATTAAAGGACTACGCGGAATGATTTTAAAAGCCGACGAAGTCGTCACCGGGCGTTATATGGGAAAAATCAAAGAAATGGTCGACGTTGATGTTTCAAAACAACGATTCAATATTACGACACAAACGAACGACTTGTTGGATGAACTTATTTCCAAAATTCCCGTTACAGCAAGAACAGAAAACGTGAAAAAAAATATTCACATCATGATTGAGCGATTCAAACAACTTCGTAGTGAATATTCAACCTTTGATAGTCATGGAATTGTTACGAGTTCCAAAATTAAAACGGCGAATTGGAAACCCCTCGCCAATGAACTGAATGACTGGAAATCTTCTCTCTACTGGATTATTCCGATTGTAAAAAACATCAAAAAAATATACGACATTTCAGAAAAAGAAGAAACCAATTATCCAGATGTAAACGCTTTGGACTTCAAAGAGAGTCTCACGAATTTTATAGATGAATTGAAACAATATGACAATATCACCGAACAAAACAAATACATCGAGAGATTGAATCAAATTCAAACCTTTTTTACTCCTTTTGACGACATTCAAACCAGAACAGATTACGCAGAAGATGTTCTTACGAAAATTAATGCGACAACCGAATTGAATGTTATTTTGGATAACTTGTCGGAGTTTCAATCTTCCGTCTTTAAAAATGCTGCGATTCAAATCAAAAAATTCGCAGTTCAAAAATATAACACCAGTTTAAGTTATTTACAATCCTTGGACACAACAAGTCGCAGTAAATTTTTGGTGAGAAGAAATGAAGTAACACATGGCGATTCACTCGCATTAACATCTATTTTAACCCTTCCCGAACCCACCATTCGTTTCTCTCACATTCAACTTCCAGGGACTTCCCTTTTGGAAAAATCCAACCTACACTTTCATTTTCTCGATTATTGGCGTCTTTTAAACAAAAAAACTACCGTAAATCCCGTTGTTGTTTCCATGAGTGACATAAATAAAGGAACAAATGTAACATTTAATGAAGAAAATTACGTAAATGACATCAAAAACTATTCCTTAAATCTGGATACTGATGAAATGGAAGAAAGGGATGAAACAACTGAGAGAAAAAGTATTCGAAAAATGTCAAAACCCGAAATTTACAAGGCATTTACACAATCCATTGTCCCCCAAACAAAAGTCTTATTCAATTTGATGAAAAAATATATTCATGGAAAATTATCCCTTGTCAACGTGGTGAGTTATTTGGAACCATTTTGTATTTACACCAAAGATTTAACTTACATGCAATACAAAACAATACAAACATTTATTTTTGAAAGCATTCGCAGTTTCAATAAAAATTATGTTGAAAATAGTAAGTTATTTAAAACCTTCATTAAAAACAACCAGAATTTTTCATTGAGAAACTCACAAAGCAACTCTATCATCACAACATTATTACCCACTTATAGAACGGAGATTGAAGACGGTTATGATTACCATTCTTCTTTTAACTCGTCGACGTATCGTCGTACACAAGATGATGGAATGGGGTCTTACTATCTTACAAATGGAGAACTTCTCACCTATTTCACACAAATCGATTACGGTAATCTTTTGAATTCTGCTTTATCTCTCGAAAATGTGAAACTCATGTTCCCCAAAGACTTGATGAAAATATTGGAAGACGAAAAGTCGGTCTTGGGTATCGCTGTAAAGGACGCCGAAAAAGCGAATAAGTGCGTGACCTATGTTCTCGCAAAACAATATCATAGTGTTGACGAATTAAACGCGGATAATGGAAAACCAGTTTATTATGACAAAAAGTATGACACAACGGACTATTCCATCTTGAATAAATATGAAGGAGACCGCTACAAAATGCAACCGGATGACTTTTTACCTTATTTTATTGAAAAATTAGTAACCAACCATAATTTCTCTCAAGATGACGCAGAAAAAGAAGCGGAAACTTTGTTATCCGGTTTCAAACTCGTTCAAGACGGGGACTTAGCCAAAGTTTATGACGAACAAACAACCAATATTACATTTTATAAACGAGAGAAAAATAGATGGACGAAAGAAGATGGTATTACTGATGATATGGTCGTTGATGACCCTAGCACATTATGTAATTTTCAAAAAGACTGTATTGATGTTGAAAAAAAATATGGTTCGGTTTGTGAATCCTATGACTTGAATAAAAAGGAAATCAAGGAAAATGTACTCAAGGATATTGTGAAACATTTTGATAAGAAATTTCAATATTCCAAGGATGAACTCGAATACATTATTCATCAACAATTTGATTACTCGTTCAAGATAGTTGCCAAGTTACGTGAATTAAAACAACACGATGTTATGAAATATAATAATGAACAGTATAACTTGGGTGTAAAACATGGACTTGACGCATTAAATGACGCCGAACAGAAAGATGTTGTTGTTTCCCCGTATCTTCCATTGAGAGACTTGATTCTTGGAACATCCGACTTTGTGAAAAAACAGCGAAACATTGTTCGGTTTGCCAAAATGTTTACGAGAGAAGCGTTACCCGAAGAATCGTCTTTTTGGCGTTACTGTGTGTTAACAAATACACAACTTCTCCCCACCTTTTTTTATACACTTGCGGTGTGTTTTATTGAAACGCCAAATCAATACTTGCGAACCATGAATACAATCATGAAAGAAAGCGGAAAGTTGAGCGATGACGGAGACCGATGGGTGGATGAACATACGGGACGAACCATTTGTATGATTGATTTTGCAGTAGATGAAGGGTATGAAGGCGGTTTCAAGATTGTTTCACGTGACTTATTAGAAGAAGATTTGGGAGACTCCATATTGAACAAGGATAA